CCTCGCCAGGCAATCGCTATTGCGTTAAGCGAGGCAGGCAAGTCGGCTCGGTACAAGAAGTGAAAATTAGAGAAGCAGCAGGCATCCTAGAACGGATGGGAGTTGCAGGCTTTAACAAACCAAAAAGAACACCAAATCACCCTACTAAAAGCCATGTTGTAGTCGCTAAAGAAGGCGATAAGGTAAAGACAATCCGATTTGGTCAGCAAGGGGTAAGCGGTAGCCCTGCCAAAGAAGGCGAAAGCAAGGCAGCCAAAGCTCGTAGAAAGTCATTCAAAGCTCGCCATGCTAAGAACATAGCGAAGGGGAGACTTTCTGCTGCCTATTGGTCTGATAAAGTCAAGTGGTGATATAATATTCCCAAATGGGAGTGTTATATGCCAAACTACAATAAAAAAATAGAAGTAACTTGTCCTAACTGCGGAATAAAAAGACTTGCAAGAGGAGATGTTGTAAGAAGGTCTTTAAAGCAAAGAGATGAGTTTTGGTGTTTGCCCTGTAGAAACAAAACAAGGGTTCACAAACCAACAAAATATGTAGGCACAAAAGTAGAAAGACGCAGACAGGCTACAAAAAATTGGCGAGATAATAATCAAGAAAAAGTTTTAAATAAAAGATACAAAGAAAGATATGGCATTACTTTTGTAGAATATCAAGCAATGTCAGAAAAGCAGAAAAACAAATGTTTAATCTGCGATTCAGAGGAAAAGTTAGTTGTGGATCATAATCATAAGACAGGCAGAATAAGAGGTTTGCTTTGCAATAACTGTAATTGTGCTATTGGATTATTGAAAGATGACCCAACCATTTTAGAAAGCGCAATTACTTACTTGGAAAACTAGGTGTCAACAACTACAGTAGCAATTGTAGAAATAAGCAACTGCCCTACAAGATTCCACTCGTTTAACCACAAAGCAGAAGAACTCAGAATAATCTACAAGTTTATGCTTGAGATCGCAGAAAAGATTGAGGCAGACGAAATTTACTTTAAAGCAAGACAACCTACAGTTCATTAAGTGTTGTAGAATAGCAACATCATCAACCATCAACCCATAGGGAATGGAATGGAAAACTCTACAGAAAACAAAAATATAGGACTCGAATCGAGTGATAAGGGAGGCGGTCAGCCTGGCAATCAAAATGCTAGGAAGGGAAAGCTCTTTTACGATGCACTAAGAGTCGCATTAGTCCAAGAGGACAAAAAGAAACTCCGCACCATTACAGAGAAGCTAGTTAAGTCAGCAGAGAACGGAGAACCTTGGGCAATCAAGGAAGTAATGGATCGGATAGATGGTAAGCCTGTAAACACTACAGAGCTAAGTGGTACAGATAACACACCTCTCAAATTGGTGGTCGCTTGGGAGAAGTAGAACTGCTAGAGGATGAACAAAAGATTGTCATCCCCTACAAGCCAAGAGATCCTCAGAAAAAAATCCATGAGGCGATAGAGAACAATCGTTTTGTGGTGGCAGTAGCCCATCGCAGGATGGGAAAGACAGTCGCAGCCCTAAATGAGCTAATCAAGGATGCCATGCTCAATGAGCAAGCAAATCCTCGTTATGCGTATATAGCACCGACATATAGCCAAGCCAAAAGGGTGGCATGGGATTATCTGACCCACTTTGCTAGACCGCTAAGTGCTACAGCTAATATTGCGGAATTAAGGGTTGATTTTTACGGAAGAAGAATCCAACTCTACGGATCAGATAACCCTGATTCTTTACGAGGACAGTATTTCGATGGAGTCGTGCTAGACGAGATCGGAGACCAGAATCCTAAGATTTGGAACGAGATCATTCGACCAGCTTTAGCAGACCGCAAAGGATGGTGCTTGTTTATCGGCACTCCTAAAGGTAATAACCATTTCAAGGAACTGTTCGACAGAGCAGGAAAAGAAGAAGGATGGTCGGCTCTACAGTTCAAGGCGAGTGAGACACATCTGCTAGACGAAAAAGAACTCTGGGCAGCCAAGAAGGAAATGGGCGATGACAAATACAACCAGGAGTTTGAGTGCAGTTTCAACGCAGCAGTAGAAGGTAGTTACTACGGAAAGCTACTAAACGACCTAGAAGAAAAAGGTCGGATGTGCCATATAGACCGAGATGATCTTTGCCAGACTTATGTCGCATGGGATCTTGGAATAGGAGACTCTACGGCTTTGTGGGTATGCCAAGCTACAGGGCAAGAGAAACGAATCGTAGACTTTGTAGAGAATCATGGTCAAGGACTCGATTGGTATGTCAATTGGCTAAAAGAGAATAACTGGCACAAAGCAGAGCAACTCCTACCGCACGATGTAGAAGTAAGAGAGCTAGGCACAGGTAAGAGCAGATTGGAAGTGTTGAGAGAAGCTGGACTAGATGTTCGGGTTCTGCCAAGACTTTCTGTAGATGATGGCATCCAAGCAGTCAGAAGGATGCTACCGACTTGTTGGTTTAATATGCCAAAGGTCAAACAAGGACTAGACTGCCTAAGAAACTATAGGCGAGAGTATGACGAAAAGAGGAATGTGTTTTACGATAAGCCTCTGCATGACTGGGCATCACATGGTAGCGATGCCTTTAGGTATCTTGCTTTAGGCATGGAACAAACAACTACTTGGTCGCAACCAATTGCAGTAAAAACTTCATGGATAGTGTAGAACTCCATTTAGGAGACTGTTTAGAGATAATGAAGCAGATACCAGATGGTTCTGTAGATGCGATTATTTGTGATTTGCCATATGGCACAACAGCTTGTAAGTGGGATAGTGTTATACCTTTTGAGCCTTTGTGGGAGAAATACAAGCGAATTGTTAAAGATAATGGTGCAGTAGTTTTATTTGGCAGCCAGCCATTTACAAGTGCTTTAGTAATGAGCAATCTTAAATGGTTTAAATATGAGTGGATTTGGGAAAAAGCTGTTGGCAGTAATTTTGCGACAGTTAAATACCAGCCAATGAAAGAGCATGAAAATATATTGGTTTTTAGTAATGGTAAACATAATTACTATCCAATTATGCAACAAAGAAAAGGTGCTGGATTAAAAAGAGTTTTAAGTCCTTATCATACAAATAGCATATCTAAAGGCGAAGTTTATAACAATATAGTTAAAAACAATGCAGAGCAGGAATACACAGAACTAAGAAACCCATCGAGTGTTCAGTTTTTTAATAACAGAGAATCTACTAGAGGTTTACATCCAACACAAAAACCAGTTGCATTGATGGAATATCTTGTAAAGACTTATACAAATGAAGGTGATACAGTATTAGATAACTGCATGGGTAGCGGAACAACTGGCGTAGCCTGTAAGAATTTGAACAGAAACTTTATCGGCATAGAAAAAGACGAAGCATATTTTGAGATTGCTAGGAAACGAATAAATGGATGAACAGAAACTAAAAGTCATTGTCGAAGCAGAGATAGAAGATTCTATCGGCTATGTAGAGACAGAGACAGTAGAACAGCGCACAAAGGCGATCAATTACTACAATCGTTATCCTTATGGGAACGAAGTAGAAGGTCGCAGCCAGATCGTTACAGGCGAAGTGGCAGAAGTCGTTGATGGTGCATTGCCACAATTACTGCGTATCTTTACAGCCTCAGACGAGTTAGTTCGCTTTGATCCTAGGATGCCAGGAGACGAAGAAGGTGCTAAACAAGCTACCGAACTCTGCAACCTCGTATTCTTTGAGGACAATCCTGGTGTGATCCTAATGCACGATTGGTTCAAGGATGCACTTCTACAAAAGAATGGTATTGTCAAATACTGGTGGGAAGATAGCGAAGATCCAACAAAAGAGGAATACAAAGGTCTAAACGCAGAAGAATTAACCCTTATGTTTGCTGATGGCTCGATGGAGTTAGTCAGCCAAGAGACTGAGGAGATTGGTGTAGACCCTATGGGTATGCCACTTCTTTCCTACAATGTTGTGGTCAAGAAGAAAAAAGAAGTTGGTCGTGTCCGTATAGAGAATGTGCCTCCTGAGGAATTCTTGATTGCCAAGCGAGACAAGAGCCTAAAAGATGCTCGTTTCGTAGCCCATAGAACGACTATGACTCGTTCAGACTTGGTGGCTGCTGGCTATCCTAAAGACATCGTAGACAAGCTCCCTGCTTACAACGACCTAACATACACACCTGAGAGAGTAGCTCGTTTCAGTCAAGGCGAGATGCCAGATGAGACACAGACGCTGGACTTCTCAATGCAAGATGTAGAAGTATTCGAGTGCTATATCCGCACCGACTTTGATGGCGATGGAGTCGCAGAACTCCGCAAGGTTACATACGCTGGTGATGCAATCCTAGATAACGAGGAATTCGATCACATTCCTTTTGCTAGTGTTTGCCCAATCCCAATGCCTCATAAGTTCTTTGGGCAGAGTTTGGCTGATCGTGCAATGGACATCCAGCTCATAAAATCGACAATCACTCGTCAAATTCTTGACAATCTTTATTTGACCAATATGCCACGCATGACAGCGTTAGATGGTCAGGTAAACATGGATGACCTTCTGACAGTCGCTCCGAATGGAGTGGTGCGGATGAAGTCGCAAGGCGCAGTCCAAGCATTGACTGTTCCTCCTACCGCAGCTCAGTCGTTCCCCATGTTGGATTACATGGATCAGGTTCTACAAAAGC